TCCTCAACGATGGGGAGTTCGCAGGGAAACCTGTGATTGGGCATATAGGAGTTGTCCAAGAGCCCGGCTATAAAGCCAGGTTCGTTGCGTCTCCATATCCGGCTGTGCAGCAGATGGTGAATCCGCTGTATAAGTGGTTAGCGAGGCTCAACCAACAGCTGCCAGGTAACTGGCAGTTCGACCAAGCCGCTGGATTGGGTTTCGTCAGAGATAAGCTCCTGACGAACGGTTACTGTTGCTCAGTTGACCTGAGTGGAGCAACCGACCATTATCCACTTAAACTGCAGACCCTAGCCTTACAAGTGCTAGGGGTGGATTCTCAATGGATCTCTGCCGTAGAGGTCTTGTCCACAGCTTTGTGGACAACAGGAAAGTTAGCTGAGCCCTTTAGCAAGGCTACCGGACGAGTACTGTATTGGGTCTCTTGGACCACCGGGCAACCGTTGGGGTTGAAGTATTCCTTCAACTTATTCACACTTTCCCATTGGGCACTCTGTAAAGGCATTCAGAGTGTGTGTGAAGAAAGCCATGATTCTCAAGATATTGAGTTCTCAATCGTTGGCGACGACGTAACGTGGTTTTGTCCACGTTGCGCGCGAACCTATATGACCGTTATGGAGCTCATGGGATGCCCTATCTCAAAGGCAAAGACTCTTGAGTCGAGTCAATTTGGAGAGTTTCTCTCCCGGTTGATAACTAGAGATAGTGTGATCCCATCCTATAAATGGAAAGCTCCCTCTGACGATTCGTTCCTAGATGTCGCAAGACTTCTGGGACCCCGATCGATCCTTCTCTTCAAGAAGAGACAGAGGAAGGTCATACGCGCAATAAGTGAGATTCCTGAGCCGTTTGGCCTGGGTTGGAACCCCAAAGGTTTGCCTTATTGGGATCGCTATTCAAGGATCCCAGAGGACACCCCAGTCCTGAAGGAGTTCAGACTGGTATCAGCTGGTCACCACTGGCAGAAACTCTGGTATACACCAGAGAGACTTGCCGGCTACTTAGGGGATCTTCAAATTGCCCCTAAGCCTGCTTCCGACCAGGAAGCAGTTCAGGTGCTAATCGAGTGTTTTGGCCCGATAGGTAGATCACCTATCCTGCGGGATCACTTGATTAGGGACCTCTATGGACTGGTCAGTTTGCTTTCTGATGAGTTCATGAGGTATGGAATGCTGAGGCCAGAAGTCGTAAAGCTCATTCCTAAAGGTCTGGCGAGTACTCTAGGAATAGAGGAAAGCCCGATATCAAGACAGCTTGCTGTGCTGGCTCTTCTTTCGGGGAGGATCAGTAAGTGGGCGATGTACGCCGAGTCACCCGAGCGCCAAACTACGCTTATGCGTTACGAATCCA